TATCTAAATCTAACAAAATCACCATCAACCCATTGAGACTCGGCTCCGGAATCAGTGACCATTTTGTTAAAACCAGGCTTGAAATTTAATTTTTGTAGCATATAACCTACTATATAATACTTATGAATATAATGAAAGCGAGAATAGTATGGTTCCCGGAACGGTTATCATACATAGATTTTGACTCATTGCAAGACAAAATAGACTGGGATCAGGAGCATTTAAACAATGTTCGTAAATATATGAAAGAAGATGGATTATTATTTCCCGCTGTATTTAAAGACGGTGAAATCCATTGTGGTCACTATCGATTTAAAATAGCAAAAGAAATGGGTTATGATGGCATTGATGCCTACAAAGTAGATACATTTAAAGATGCTTTGAATTTGACTAAATTTACTGAATTATGTTATAAGCATTATAAAGAATATAAAGATAAAAACTATATATGAATAAATATATTCGGTCTATTAATTATTTAATATCTAAAAAAACTCAAAATATTCCACATAATAATAATAAAAGTTTATTTAAACATTTAATAAATGTTTATGATAAACTTAGAAGTTGGAAATGTAATGAAGATGTTTGCTTTGCTGGTTTATTTCATTCAATATATGGAAATGATATTTTTACTACAGTAATAGAAAAAGATAGAGATGTAATTAAAAAACTAATTGGAGATACGTCTGAAAATTTAGTTTATTTATATAATAAAGATAGATTTCAAAATAAAGATTTAAAAATAATATCATTAGCTAACGAATTAGAACATTTATATATTAACATTATTGATAATTATTTTGATAAAAATGAAATTTTAGAAAACTATCTTTACTTTAGAGATAATGTTTCTTGGAATTTTAATGGTTCAGGAAAAGATGAAAGTAAATGGAGAAAATTTAAATATGATTTAAAGTTTAGTAATAAAATAGAAAAAAAATTTAAAAAATGTACCCAAAATATATTAAAAAATTTAGATTTTTTTGATTTATTAAAACTTGAAAGAGTTTATGCTAGTGCAAATCCTTATGGAACTGTACATGAATCACATAGTGATAATCCTTTTATATCGACAGGAGGAATAACAGTAATGTATTATTTAAACAGTTTTTGGGACTTGAATTTTGCAGGAGAAACTGTATTTATGCATAATGAAGAAATTATAAAAAGTATTATACCCAAACCAGGTAGAGTGGTTGTATTTGATGGAAATATAGAACATTGTGCAAGAGATGTTAGAAGGGATGTGAACGATCTTAGAATGGTATTAACTTTTAAATATCATATACAAATTTAAAATTATGTATGAGTCATTGATAGAAGCAACTAAATTTCATGCATCCAATCAAGAACATTGGGTAGGTGAAGCTTTAGCAGAATATAAACATAATATTTATGAAATTATTAAAAACAATAATATCAAAACCATATTAGATTATGGTTGTGGTAAAGCTAAATTTCATTCAATTTTATTTAATAATAAAAAAATTCCAGGGTCTCCAATGGGAATAGAAGTTATTAAATATGATCCAGCTTTTGCACAATATGCGAATAAACCTACTGGAACTTATGATTTAGTTTTATGTATTGATGTCATGGAACATGTTCAAGAAGATAAAGTTGAAGAAGTTTTAAAAGATATCTTTAGCTATAGTAACAAGGTATTTTTAACTATTACATGTTATCCAGCAACTCAAATTTTATTAAATGGTAAGAATGCACATTACACTATTAAAGAACCAGATTGGTGGAAAGAAAAATTAAAATCTTATGATGGAAGTTATATTGCAATATTTCAAACTATGCCAGATCGAGGTGGCAAAATAGTTAATAAAGAAGAATGGAAACCTAATGCAATTACTGTAAAAAAATTAGAAAAAAATGATAAAACATTAGATGAAACTCAAAAAGAAAAAGCAAAACTATTATGAATGAAAAAGCAGTTAGTATAAATAATTTTATAGGTGTTTATGATAATTACATAACTAAAGAAGAATGTAATAAAGCTATTAAATTATATGAAGATCAAAACAAATTTAATAATACCATTAGTAGAATAAAAAATGAAAATGCATCTGTACTTACAAAACAAGATCAACAGCTTTTTACTTCAGGAAGTAATTTAGAAGTTTGGTGGGAGTCTTTGAAAACAATGTTATTAAATTTTGATTTGGCATGGAATCATTATTGTAAAAGTACTGGAGCTGCTGATGCCTATGCAACACCTTTTCATTTTACAACTTTAAAAATTCAAAAAACATTACCTACAGAAGGATATCATGTTTGGCATTTAGAACATAATAGAGGTTTTGATAATGAACCTCGTGCTTTTGTTTATACAATATATTTAAATGATGTTGAAGAAGGTGGAGAAACAGAATTTTTATACTTTTCAAAAAGAGTACAACCTAAAACCGGTAGAATAGTTATTTGGCCTGCAGGTTTTCCTTATGTACATAGAGGAAATTCACCATTATCTGGTGAAAAATATCTTTTAACTTCTTGGATGATGTTGAGATAATTATTCTAAGTTTTAATTATATATACTACTGTTAAATATGGTTGAACAACAGAAGTTGCATCTCCAGTAAAAGTTGCGCTCATATTATGAGAATGTCCACCACCACTACCAGCAGCACCTGTATTAGCGGGTTGTGATCTAGGTCCTCCATCTGATCCACCACCTACGTTACCACCAGCTTGTGCGCCCCCTGAGTGAGGATGGCTAGCAAGTTGCGGTGTTGATAAAGTTGCATTTGCTGTTGAACCACCAACGTTTCCAGTTGATGATACAGTGTTTGCTCCACCAGTTGATGCTAAAGTTTTAGTAGGTGATTTTGAAACCGCTACGTTATCTTGTAAATCAGGTACATTGAAAGTTGTTGAACCATTTCCAGCACCATAAGTAGTTCCAATAATTCCGAACAAAGTTGCGTAAGTTGATCTTGACACAGCTTGACCTGTGCATTCTAAAAACCCAGTTGGAATTGATGCATCTGACCATGGAACAATTGTTCCAGTTGGAATACCTTCAATACCTGTGATGTTTGCTCCATCAAAATCGTATCTAGTTGCTTCGTAATTTGCCATTTTTCTCCTAAGTTTTAATTATATATACCACTGTTAAATATGGTTGTAAAACAGATTTTGCATCTCCAGTAAAAGTTGCACTCATATTATGAGAATGTCCACCACCACCTCCTGAACTACCTGTATTAGCAGGTTGCGATCTAGGTCCTCCATCTGCTCCACCAGCTACGTTACCACCAGCTTGTGCGCCCCCTGAGTGAGAATGGCTAGCAAGTTGTGGTGTTGATAAAGTCGCGTTAGCTGTTGAACCACCAACGTTTCCAGTTGAAGTGACGGTATTTGCTCCACCAGTTGAACCTAAAGTTTTTGTAGGTGATTTTGAAATAGGTACATTATCTTGTAAGTCAGGTACATTGAAAGTTGTTGAACCATTACCTGCTCCGTAAGTTGTTCCAATAATTCCAAACAAAGTCGCGTAAGTTGATCTTGATACAGCTTGACCTGTACATTCTAAAAATCCAGTTGGAATAACAGAATCTGACCATGGAACAATTGTTCCACTTGGGACAAGTTCAAGACCTTGTAGGTTTGCACCATCAAAATCGTATCTAGTTGCTTCGTAGTTTGCCATCTACTTATATCTCCTATGAAGAGTAAGATGTAGGCCTCGAACCTTTTTCTGATTCACTCCTAGGGTCAGCATCCCAATCAGATTGTAATTGAGATAAATGAGCTGAATCCCATTTATTACTGAATTGACTTATATCTCCAATGTTAGCATCTGCAAAAGATGAATGAGGTGTTGTATCTCTATATTCTACTTCATCAGAAGTAATAGATGTTCCATATTGAATAGCCCAAATATTTGAAAATTTTGATTGAGACCAAAAAGCATCATCATTTATTTTATAACCGATACCTTCGGAAGCTCCTTCTGCATAATTTTTAATTACGATTTTATCGTCAAATACTATTGTCCAATTTCCTTTACTTGCCATCTATTATTTCTCCTTGTAAGTCCAGCCAGTTGTTGCATCACCAGAATAAACTAATGTGAAACCAGCACCTTGAGTGTTAACTGTTAAATCTGCTGCACTGTTTGCTATATTAGAACTGTTTCTTCCAATAGTCAATGCGTTAGTGTTAAAATCATATCCTTGGTCAATAACAGATACTTCATCTCCTGCACTT